TTATCACGGCTCACGGGACATGAGTATGTAAATAAAATGCGTAAGGGTAATGGTGTTGATATAGCAATGCCAACTGCGAAGAGTGAATACCAAGACATTATTAATTTAGCATACGCAAAGTATCCTGATGATGAAGATAGACTAGCTAAAATATTTAGAGAAACAACTTTAAATAACTACGGCGCACGGAACATGATTGAACAAATGGATTTAGATCTGCGTAAGTTTAAAGAAGATAGAGATAAGTATGAGTATGTTGATTACTTTATTAATTTTATTAAAAATGGAAACGCACCACAATTAAAATATTTATTTATTGATGAAGCTCAAGATTTATCAAAACAACAATGGCAAGTGGTTGACATGTTACAGCAAGAGTCTGGAGCATTAGAAACTTATGTTGCTGGTGATGATGACCAAGCCATCTTTCGTTGGGCTGGTGCAGACATTGAACATTTTATAGCCATGGCTAATGATGAAAACAATACGATTATTCCTTTGACACAATCTTATCGTATTCCAATTAGTGTGCACACTCTTGCCACAAAATTAGCACAGTCTATTTCACAAAGAATACCAAAAGAATATAAGCCAAGAGAAGAACACGGTTTAAGAAAAGTCTTAAATATCAGACCTTTAAACAAAGGATTGCAGGAAGGTTCTTGGTTAATTCTGTGTAGAACACACGAGATTGTAAAGCAAGTTTCTGAATCTTTAGAAGCGTATGGATGGTTATATAAACGTTACGGATCATCGGTCATTAGTTTTAAATACATAGAAGCTATCAGAGGTTGGACTAAGCTACAAAAAGGTGAAAGCATTTCTGGTGTTGATTGTGATACAATTTATCATCACATGGACAGCACTCGTATTAAAAGAAACTATGGTGTCTTTAAAGGACAACACGAAGGGATGTATAATTTAGATACACTTATAAAAGAATATGGGTTAAGAGAAGATATAAAGTTATCAAGTACAAAAACAGCAAGTGTGAAAGATATAACCTGGTATGATATGTTAAACGGAAAAGGATTACGAAAAAGAATTCCATACCTTCGTTCTATTATGCGTTCAGGAAATAAATTAGATGCAATACCTCGTATTGAAGTATCAACTATACACGCAAGTAAAGGCGGTGAAAGAGATAACGTTATGTTAATTACTGATTTATCTTTTGGTCCTTACAAGTCATCAACGGAAACACAACAAGGTAAAGATGATGAAGCTAGAGTTTTTTATGTAGGAGCTACGAGAGCTAAAAAAGAATTACACATTGTTCATCGAACAGAAGGACAATATGAATATGAACCAATATTTTTTCATGAAAGGAACTGTGCATGATTTGCCAAGATATTTTAAAAGAAGCAGAAAAACTTGTGGGTGGAGATCGACAAGAAGACTACGGTGATAAACTTACTAACCATGAAAACATTGCTAATTTTTGGAGTGCTTATTTAAATTTTAATGTAACACCTCATGACGTAGCAATATGCATGGCTTTAGTTAAGATAGCACGATTAAAACATGCGCACAAAAAAGATAGCTATGTTGATTTAGCTGCTTATGCTGCCATTGCAGGAGAAATAGATGAAAGATCAACCTAATTGGTTTCCTAAAGTACATCGCATGCCCAGTGAATGGGTTATGCCTGATACATTCCCTGATCTATCTGGTTATGACGAGATAGCTATTGACTTAGAAACAAGAGATCCTGGCATTAAAGATGCTGGTCCTGGTTATATACGCAAGCACGGTGAAGTAGTCGGTATCGCTGTAGCAGTAGACGGATGGAAAGGATACTATCCCATTGCTCACGAAACACCGCCCAATATGGATAAAGAATTAGTTACCAGATGGCTTCGTAAACAATGTTCTTACGAAAATATAAACTATATATTTCATAACGCTTTTTATGATGTAGGCTGGTTAAAAGCGATGGATGTTGACATAAAAGGAAAAATAATAGACACTCTTATTGCGGCACCACTCGTAGATGAGAATAGGTTCAGATTTGATTTAAACTCATTAGCAAAGGATTATCTACAAGAGTCAAAATCAGAAGCCCAACTTTACGAGGCTGCCAAAATGTGGGGTTTAGATCCTAAAGGAGAATTATGGAAGCTTCCTGCCTCACACGTAGGAGAATACGCAGAGCAAGATGCTGCTGTAACGCTACGCTTATGGCATTATTTAGATATTGAAATTAAAAAACAAAATCTTTCAAACATTTTTGAATTAGAAACAGATTTGTTTCCTGTTTTATTTAAGATGAAACAAAAAGGTGTTAGAGTAGATTTAGAAAAAGCGGAGAAGATTAAAAATGATTTACTTGCTCAAGAAAATAAAATCTTACGATCCATTAAAAAACTTTCTGGAGTGGATGTCGAAGTCTGGGCTGCCACTAGCGTGGCAAAAGCGTTCGATAATCTTTCACTGTCGTATGATAGTACTCCAACAGGGCAACCAAAGTTTGACAAGAACTTTCTTGCGACACATGATTCCCCTCTTGCTAAAATGGTTGTGGAGTGTCGTGAGATTAACAAAGCGAGAACCACGTTTATCGAAAGTATCACCAAGCATTCGCACAGAGGCAGGATTCACGCAGAAATTCACCAAATGAGATCAGACCAGGGCGGAACAGTCACTGGTCGTTTTAGTTATTCGAATCCTAATTTACAGCAGATTCCAGCACGGCACGCTATTCTCGGCCCACTGATCAGATCTATATTTATTCCAGAGAAAAACAATGAGTGGGGTATATTTGATTACTCGCAACAAGAACCACGGCTCGTGGTCCATTACGCTAGCCTTCGTCATTTCTCAGGTGCAGATAAGTTTGTTGATTCATACAATGAAGATGAAACAACTGACTTTCATACAATGGTATCGGAGATGGCTGACATACCTCGTAAACAAGCAAAGACAATTAACCTTGGTTTGTTTTATGGTATGGGTAAAGGTAAACTCATGTCACAGCTCGGTGTGGATTTAGAAACAGCAAGCGATCTATTAGCGGCGTACAATGAACGTGTACCTTTTGTTAAGCAATTGATGAATGATACAATGAACAAAGCTAGTAAGAAAGGTTTTCTTCACACACATGAGGGAAGACGTTGTCGATTTGATTTATGGGAACCAACAAATGAGTGGGGTAAAAAATCCTTACCATTAGCTGAAGCACAAAGAGAATATGGCGAACATATGATTAAACGTGCATGGACCTACAAAGCATTAAACAGATTAATTCAAGGATCTGCTGCTGATCAAACGAAGAAAGCTATGATAGAGTTAGATAAAGAAGGATATTTAGCACACATACAAGTGCACGATGAATTAGACTTTTCTGTTGCAAGCGATAAAGATAAGAATAGAATCAAACACATTATGGAAAATTGTGTTGAACTCGCTGTACCAAGTAAAGTTGATGTAGAGTGCGGTAAAAACTGGGGAGATGCAGGTGGTTGATGAAATCTTTATGCCTTACGCTATTTTTATTTTGTCAAACGACATTTAATACTTTTGATTTTACTTATTCTACCAAGAAAGAGTTTGTTCAAGGAATTACTGATTGTACTTTATTAGCTAATACTTTTGTACCACCCACGCAACGTGTTATTATTCTTATTAGTGCTGGACAAGCCGTTTTAGAATCTGATTGGGGACAATCCAGGTTTGCTAAAGAAGGTAATAATTTTTACGGCGTTATTGAAACAGATCCTACTTCTCCACATTTAAAAGCGTTAGGTAATCCTAGTATTATGATTAGGACCTACGGTAAAAAATGTGAATCAGTTGCTGATTACATTAGAATTTTAAACACGCATCCTAATTTTAAAGAGTATCAAGAACTGTTAGTAAAGCAGTATGTATCCGGAGAAATTGATCCTTTGGCTGTGGTTAAGACTTTACATAGTTATGCTATAGACCCTGATTACGTTGAAAAACTGGCAAAAACTATGACTACTCTATTAAAAGAATATCCCACTATTTTTCATTTGACAATCAATACGTAATCTTATATTAT